CCCGATGTATGCCCTACGATGTAGCATCCTTTAGTTGCTTTCTCTGCTGCTTCACGCAGCGCCTGATAGTCAATCTCGCTCACTGGTTGCCCTCCTTCATAAAAATAATCCAGTGGGTCTTGTCACCCTTTCCTGTTCGTTGACCGATAACAGGCTTTCTGTCGGTCAGTGCCAATATTTGGCGAACAGGTATTTGCGTTTCATTCCATTTAAAAATCAGAACGCCGTATGGCCACAACACACGAAAGGCTTCTTTAAATCCCTGCCGCAAATCATCACGCCAGGTATCTTTATTCAGCCGTCCATATTTCTTTCCCATCCAGGCGTTATCACCAACACGCTCAAGATGCGGAGGGTCGAATACAACAATCGGAAACGATGCGTCTGCAAATGGTAATGCACGAAAATCTGCTATCAGGTCAGGGCTAATTATCAGCCGTCGTCCATCACACAATGTGTGCTCTTCCTTTCTGATATCGCTAAATATCGCCCGGTCGTCCTTCTTATCGAACCAGAACATGCGACTGCCACAGCACATGTCGAGGATTGCTGCATGTAAAGTCACTGGTTGCCTCCTTTGCTAATCTGTTCCGCCCATTCTTCAAGGGATTTCTCCGCATATTCACCAGACAGGCCATCAATCGGGTACGGTTCATTAGCCAACTCTTCTTTCGCTGACAAAATCATGCGTGTAACGTCGAAAACTTCACGCAAAGACTTATTGATAAATCCGTGATTGAACGCAGCAGCAAGACGGCTGGCGGTATAGTTAATCCCCTCGTTGCGTGCTTCCGCACGAATTTCAGCCAGAAAAGCATCGGTAGCTGGAGTTTCGCTGTGGTGTAGGGCATCGTTGATAATCATTGCAGCAACACCAGCCTGCCCTGCATCCGTGACCGACACATGCTCAAGAGTTACGGCCATTGCGTGTTTCAGCCCGGCGTTCTCTGCCACCAGCGCCGCGAGATTAGTCTCAAGCTCTGAAATTCGGCACGTGGCATCAATATTTGTGTCCTCCAAGCACTTAATTTCACCAAGCAGCTCCAGTGCAACCTTTGGGTTGAACGCGGCAACATGACGAGCGTTGTTCTCTGCATTTTTCTGTCCATCAAAGCCGGTCCATTTGATAACGTCTTCACATCGTTCATCACCGGGCGTGTGCACCGCATACGTACCAGTACCCGGCGAAATAAATGCGACCCATTCGCCCTGTGTTGCCTGTTTTGCTATCTCACGCAGTGCCCGGTAATTAATTTCGCTCACTGGCTGCCTCCTTTGCGGAGTTGCGCTTCGATGCACGAAAAAAAAGACTCCCGAGTATGACTGTTAAGAGCTGGTGCGAACGCCGCGTTAAGAACGGCAGCATCACAGCCGTCATCAATATAGAGCGCAATTTTTTTCTCCAGGCGCGCTTTGGCTTCCTGCAACTGCATACCCCGGCACGCACGCGGGATATAATCAGCAATTTGAGCGATAGCTTTTTCGTTCTGTTTAAACATGCTTCACCTCGATAGGCTTGATGGTGTCTAACAGCAGTCGACGGCGCGTATTTTCTGCAAAGTGGCGGCGTCCGGTATCTTTGTGGTAAAACTCATTTTTGCCGACGACCCACATCCGCTCTGTTTGGTGCAGTTTTTTTACCTGCGGCCCGTCTTTGGTGATCACGGTGCCGGTATGGGTTTTTACGATTGTCATGCCACTACCTCTTCGAACAGATGAACGAGACAGGCCGATGCTCGTCCACCTGAAAAACTGACGATTTGATGCATACTCACGGTTTATTCCTGAATGCGCTTAAACTCGATTACCCACACCAAGGGATTAGCGTTCCAGCTTTCTTCACCATAGATGGATTCCCACAGGCGCTGGAACGCAACCTTGGCCATTGCGAAATCCCCCTTGGGAGTAAGGAATGTTCCCGGGTGATCAGGAAGCAAACTCCCAGCAGGCGGAACGCCCTCAGCCCTTGCATCGCATTCGCTGATATCGTTCAACCGTTCAACGCGCACGTTGGTAATTTCCAACAGAATGCGTGATGCCCATCGCGGCATGTGAATTGATGGACGCCACCCACCATCAAACTTTTCATTCACAGTGTGAGGTTTCCAGTCGGCATCATCGGGTATCGACCATAAGCCGTAATCACCAAGTTTTTGCTCGCAACTGGCCCGATAAATCCTTGCTGCGTTCTTCTCATCGCCACGACAAAGGTTGTCGTTCCAGTACACTGCAACCATCCTCATTGCCTAATATCGCCAACGCTTCACGGACCCATATGCGATCACCAACGTTACCGAACGGGCATAAACCATGTTCAGGTGCATCCATAACGTGGGTATAGACACCATTGCGTTTCTTTGTCGGTTTACGGATAACCAGGCAGTTATCGGCCCTGACATTTTTTACAGGTCGGCGAGTCTGCGTCTTCCTTCCTTCAAGGATGGCCCGGACCATCTCATCGTTGAAAATCATGCCGCGCTCTTTCACTTCGCCTTTCATGCATCCCCCCTTACCCATGTGCGACGATGCCGCCAAAAGTGATAGAGAACAGCCAGAAATAGATCGCGGCCATAATGATTTTGAATGCCGTGTTCATATTTTCAGCTCCTGTGATTGATTGGATACATGCCGCGCCTTGCGGCATGTTTTTATTTTCACTTCCCCTGCCTTAAAAATCAAGATTTATTAGAGCAATTATTGTTGATGAAGAAGCGCATTTTCATACTCCCTGACCATGAATGTAAGTACGCCGTGACTCCTGAACACACGCGCCACTTCAATCTTATCTTCCAGCGCGAACGCAATTTTACTTAGACCAATTTTCTTCAGGAGATCAATCTTTGCTGGACCGTCATTTCTGTCATCGGTGGCAGGACGCATAGATAGCAAAGGCTCAGCCCCGTTTGTTACGTACTTCCGCAGCCAGGCTCGTGTTTTATCCCTTGCGATCTCACAGCGCCCGGTTACAAACCAGACCGTGTAAACGTTAAATAACTGGCGCACCATATCAATAACCGGAGTGATGGGAGTATCGGTGTCACAGGCGAGATTAAACTCGTTCCAGTCCTTTGTTAATGCACCTTTACCTGGTGGCGGAAGCAAATGCAGTCTGTCTTCAGTTGCCTCTGATATTGTTCCATCAATATCGACTATGACGATATACGGACGTTCCTGGTGTGCGTGTTTATTGAAAATACTCAAATGCCCTCCTCATTGGACGAAAAAAATGCTGGTGGGCGCACTCCACCAGCATTAAAAGTGACGCTGTAACTATCAGCGGACGTAAATAGTGCCGCCGTTCTCTTTTTCCCACGCATCGCTACGTGCATAGCAAACATCGAGAAGTCTTCTTGCCGCTGTTTCCTCTAAACCCAATTCGACAACCAACTGCTCATGACGGCGGGTAACCACATCAAACAGGGTATGCAACCCTTTAGTTGCCAGATCATCAATGAATTCCGGTTCGAACGGCAGCTCTGCATCTGCCAACATAACCTCTTGCGCCCACTCAACTCGACGGACCAATTCCGGGCGGCGGCTTTCCATCTCTTTACAGATCAATTCATGGAAGAACTCTACCCAACCTTCCGGCTGGAACTCGCGGAAAATTGCCAACGGCTGGAAGTTTGGCATCAACCATTCGTTGATTCGGATATCAATGGCATAGCCCATGTCGCAGCAGAACTGATAAGCAAAGTCCAGCTTAGAAACGATATAAGGACGCTCGTTATTGAACTCTTTAGGCGATGAGATCCCATAAGCCAGGAGGCGCGGGAAGAAGGAGATTTGCCCTAACGTCGGATGAAGTTTGCTTGCAGGGAAACGGCGCTCAGTAATGCCATACATTTCCTTCTTGAGCGTCGCAAATTTGGCATTCTCATTAACCAGCGCGGTAACCTCTGCTTTTTTATTAGCAAATGCCACGCGCGCTTCGCTTGCATCTTTAATAGTTTTTTTGAGCTGTTGGTTAAGGTCGGCGACCTGCTTACGCAGTTCCTGTCGCTCGCTTTTAGCTTTGTTATAGCGTTTCTCAAGGTTAAAAGGATCAAGTTTCATGATCTCTTTATATTGAGATTTTAGCGTTGAAATCTGTGAGTTCCGCAGTTCAACCATCGCGGTCATTTCATTGAGTTTTGTTTCCAGCTCAATGCTTATACGTTCGGCATTATCAGCACGCTGGTTGGCGTCATGCGTCGCATCGTCGATCGCGTCCTGTTGCTGGCGTTTCAAATGTTCAATTTGTAGCTGAAGCTCTTCAATTTCTTTACCCTTCAGACCGAGATCCAACTGCATATTTTCAGCTGCATCTACCAGGGAGTTATGGCTATCAGCTTCTGCGTTATAAACATCAATAAGCTGTGCGTGAAGCATCTCCGCTGACTGAACCGCATTATCAAAAAAACGCGCTGTGAGGTCATCACAACTAACGCGGCGTTGCGCGGCCCGGATGTTCTGGATAATGGCCGGGATACCGGCATTCAGGACGTCAGGGATAGATACATTTTCGATTGATTGGTTTTGTGCTGAAGTGCTCATTTCAAAGTTCCGTATTAGCTTGTGCTTCGGTCATTTTTCCTAAGTATGAAGGAGGAAGGACTACGCAATTTGTATCCAGTCCCTCACCTATGGCAGCCTGTAAAATTCTGGCTAAGGTGAGTCTCTTGTTGCGATACCTGGTGATGACATGCCTGATACCGCCGGTCGGCGTAACAAAGGCGATCAGCCAGTAGTGATATTTCCGTCGGAATGGCCACATAGTGCACCTTGTATATTGCTCTAATAAAAAACGTGATGAGTGTACATCACGCTTTAAAAATATGGAATTATTAGAGCAATGTTATTCTGATTCTCGCTCAAAAAATGAGCTGACAAGGGGAAGCCAATCCTCTGACACTTCGCGAGGTCGCGGTTTGCCGTGGAAAAAGATTATTCGGCAGTCTTTTGGTCATGCCCCATTCCCCCTGGAGTAACGCGCGCTCGCATATTTTGAACCAGGTTCCACAACATCGGCCTTGTAACTTACAAACCATCCTGGATACAGATCCTGAAATGCTGGTGTATCATCGCCCATAACCTTCCGTAAGAACCCCTGATCACCCCAGCACTCAGTAGTGACACAACGAGAAATCCAACCTTCCGGATCTTGCCAGAATGAACTCCAGATATGCGCTTTAACACTATTTGGTATCCACAGGGCACCGCTGCCACGATATTGTGGATGGTAAAAATCCCTAAGCATGGTGAAGCTGGTTGGTGGATGCTCTAGGATTGGGCGTATATCACCGGCAATAACCGTGTCCAAATCCAGATAGAACAGATCATCGGTTATATCCGGTCGGAACAACTCGATTTTCGCCCACCAGCCACGGCACTTTTGCCACTGGTTGATCAATGGGACAACTTTGACGCCAGGTACATGTAAACGCTTCAGGTCTGTCAGGCAAATAATTTCATAGCCTTTTGGCAGTTGATTAACCAGCCACTGCACATCGGAAGCGTTATAGTCACCACCAGAGCGAAAAACTAAAGCAATCTTCATGCTGCACCATCACCTTTCACTTTCATCAATGTCAGGTTTCCGCAAAATACGGCACCAGTGTCGATATACTGCTGATTCCAGAATGTCTTCGGGCTTTTCACCGGAGTGTGACCAAAGATAAAACGATCTGCGCCCGAAATTTCGCCACCAATATCATCCATCGAATCACTGATACGCTCGCGCGCCCAGACAACGTTGAAAAGCGGCACCTCCTTACCGAATTGGTATTCATTATCCGGATAGTCGGCATGGGCTATAACGATAGTTTCTTGCCCGGTGTTCAACTCAATGATATAGGGCAGACGCTTTACCAGCTCCACCAGCGCCCAGGCTAATATTTCCTGATCAGTGTCCAGCATGAAGAACCATTGTCCGCCATTCATTAGCCAGTTATTCACGTTGCCATCTGGACTTAACGCATCAATCATCAGCCGCTCATGGTTCCCCATCACTGCCCTGAACCAGGGCATCTGCAATAGTTCCAGACATTCGACATTTTCAGTACCGCGATCGATAAGGTCGCCGACCGATATCAGTAAATCCTGCGCCTGGTCAAAATCCACACGATGGAGTTCGGACATCAGTCTGGTGTAGCAACCATGCAGATCACCAACAACCCAGACATTCCTGTATTTGGTACCGTCGATACGGTGATAAATTGTTGGTGCCATCATGTATTCTTCAGCCATTCTTTAAGAGTCATCTGCGGAATACCTCCCATTTTCCCGCATGAAACAACGTCAATCTGTTCACGCGCAGACTGGAATAACAAAGGCAGGTGACTTAGATTTTTTGGCGTGCCGCCGGAGTGAACGCGTGGTTCTTGCGTAGCGTCAACACCCACCAGGGCTACATGTTTGAATCCGATATGGAAAGCCAGGTTCAGAGCACCATATGCACTATTGCCGCTGGCAATTTCATTCTCATCTTCGCAAAGGCCGAAATGTGCGGACCAGCGCCATGCCCACCACTCTGGAGAGTTAGTATTTTTTGGCTCCGTGCCTCGTTCAGCCACACGACGGAAGCACAGAACGCCGTCTCTGACTTCACGTTCTTTAACATCGGGTAGTGCCATGCAATAACAAACACCACGGCGACGGCGGCCACGACCAACGCGCCGCATATTGTCTGGCGATGGATCAAGGGTGAAAAAATAAGAAGCGCGGTTAAGCCAGTCGATGGCCCCATTGACCGCTATAATCGGCACTCCGCGCGGCGCAACAAAGTTTGCGGCGCTTGGGCCACTGCCGACGATAATAACGCGATCACTGCCTCTAAATTTATTCTTGGGAAACATTGAATTGCACTGCTCCTACTTGCATTCAAAATATGTAAATCTGCGTGTTTTTTGCGGGTATCCAGGAACTGCTGTTGCCATTTTGAAATAGACACCTGCGTTGGATTCCGTAGTGCTTGAGGGTGTGCTCCATGCCAATGAAGGCCGTTTTGCAGAGAACAGTCATAGCCGACTAATACAACTACTTCAGCCCCTGATTCAGCCGCCAGACTGATAGCCTGCGCGCCGCTATTAACCCCTTCAGCCGGTCCACAATATCGCCTGTACTCCAACGAAAATGATTTCGCCGCCGCCAGGTTGGCTGTCACTTTGCGGAATCTCCCTCCCGGTATGGTGGATCCGTATTGCTTCCACCATGACAAATCACCGGCGTATAAGGCATAAATGTCATCGAACATCTGCCAGGAATTGTTAACCGCGATGATTGAACAGCCAGTTTTTTCTATAGCAGCACAGTCCTCACGAGTGAGTGACGGACCGCTACCGACACAAAAAACAGTCCTAGTCGCCCTGCGTGGTATGTTCATTCTCAGCTGCAAATTCAGCCTCCAGGCGAGCATTCATTTCAGCGATTACAGGGTCCACTACAGCATCTGTTTCCTGTTCATTACGCGGCATGATCGATGCCAGCGATTCATAATTAGCCTTGGATGACACGATTATTCTCCCGATGTTAATGTGCGCTATATCAAATGGCGCATATGTACTAATTAATTTATTATTTTAAGCAGCATACAACCACTTGTCGCCGTTCAATACATGCTCAATAGCCTCACCCTTTTTAAGGCTTATGTATTCCAGGATGGCGGTTATCGCTTGTTCTGCACCATACGCAAGAACGACGTAGTAACCTTCCTCTCTAAGCCTGCGCATCCAGGCGATCTGCTCTTTCGTCGGGGCTTTACCATTTGGTTCTTTAAGCTCAATTCGCATGCCGTGATAAATACCGCATGCTTTATCGAGACTCATGTCCGGATAACCTTTTTTCTGCCCTTCAGCCTTCATTTTCCCGGCGGTTGCTTTTGAACGTTTCCCTCCATTAGGCGTTGCATGCAACAGCTCATAGATGTCAGGGTGCTTGCGTTCGAAGTAATCAAAAATGAAAACCTGCTCGAAGTGCTCGCAATTTCCGTCGCGCAGGTCTGGGTTCTTTGCCAGTGCTGCAAGTGCCTTCGCATGTGGAGAAACTTCTTTTACCGGCGCAAGCGATAAGAATGGATCCTTTTTGGTTTTTGGCCTGGACCGCCCCTTATTTCGACGCTCACTAAAAGCCTGAAACTCTTCCTCAGTAAAGCGCAACATAATCAGTCAAATCCTGCCGGTCGCATGCCATATTTACGCTGTTTTGCGGCCTGCTCTTCCCTGTGCCATTGCGCACATTCAGCGTCACAATAAATGCCTGATTCAATCGATTCATTGCAGTAACGACACTTCCCTGTAAATACCTGGCTCACGACCTGTGCCTGCTTTCTGATGTTATCGATGGCCATGTCTTTGAGAGCTTCTAACTGATTCATGCTCAGCTCTGCATCATCAACACGTTCTGCCAATTTTGTTTCCTCGTGAAGAACCTACTTAAGGGCAGAATGATACATTTCACAATTAAAATTGCACTAATAATTTTCTTTTATTGAGTTAAATATTCAACAAATGACTAGCGGTATAATCACCATCATCTATTTCTGGCAGGCTGACTATGGCTACATCAATCACTACAACCCAAAGCACCCGGCAATATCCTCTGTCGCGGTATGACGACCGCAACATAGCCGATCCAATACTCAGGGCAGAGCTGCGCAAAGAGGTGATGCTTATGTGTGAATCGAACGACAAGAATCTGACGATTTATTACGTTCTTCCCGATGAGCAATATCGCCCGGATTTGCTGGCTTACCGTATGTGGGGCATAGCAGAGCTACGCTGGGTTGTGACGCTCGCCGCCGGGCTTGAGGATGAGTCTCAGGGTATGACTGTTGGCAAAAAATTAAAACTCCCACCTGCCACCTGGATCCGCGAAATGATTCGCCATTTCCAATACGACGGCCAGGTAATAGGGACATTATCCATTGCGTAAGGGAATTGAATGCCAACTGAATATGCTCGCGACAACCTTGGTCGCTATCAGACCGATGGATTAAGTGCAAAAGACTTTAACAAGGTCTTCGATCTTATCCGTAAACAGCAGCGTCAGAATCGGCGAAACGCGCGGCGTACACTCACCCCAAGGATTATGGGGATGCGTAACCGCGAACTTGAGGCATTCCTCAGCCTTGGGAAAAAGAAAGATGGCACCTACTTTACGCCCGAAGATATACGCAGTTTCAACACCTCAAGGCAGGCTCATAAAACCAAATTCAAGAGCACGGTACCCGGCATTACCTATGCTCAGCTGGTGGCGCAGTCCACCAGCATTGATATAAAACGCGCTAACAACAAAGTTTCTGATGGCACAGGGATCAAAGCCGCGACATTCCTCGGGCTAAAACACAACCTTGCATTGATATCTGTTAATGCCTCGGATGAGTCGGTCCACCAGCATCACCGTGTCAGAATTCGATTTGAGGAATGGGATAAAGCCGTTGAGGAAATTGCTGAAGACGGTGCGAAAAAAGCCCGAATCGCTGCCGATCTCTGCAAGGGCCGGGTATCTTTCGACTGTGATTGTGGACGCCATCAATACTGGTATCGTTATATGGCCACGGCTGGTAACTATGCTGTCGCGCCGCCAAAAGAGTATGCATTCCCCAAAATCCGCAACCCTGATCTGACTGGTGTGGCTTGCAAACATGTTTTGCACGCTATGACACGTTTTCAGTCTCCCACATGGCACAAGGCCATCATTATTGCCCTGGAAAAAGCAGCTGAACAGGTAGCCTTCGGCGATGACAAGCGGAAGACAACAACCTATTTCAAAGGCGAACTGGCTAAATCGCTCGCGCGCAACCGGACAACAACGACGGATCAGGCTAAAGCTGCGCGTGAGTATGAGCTGTATCTGAAATCTCAGGATGCATTAGGCAAAAAACTACGCGCAAAAGATAGCGCCACGGACAACGTTCGCCGGTTGTTAAAAAAAGCTCGCACCACGGCAAACAGGAAGAATGCCGAACTAAAAGCATCGCGGGTGAGGGAAGCCCAGGCTCGCGCTGAAGCCGACGCTCTCAAAAAAGCCCTGCAAACGCAGGCGAACAACCTCATAAAGTTTTTCATGAGTCAGGGAATGGACAAGGCCGCTGCCACCGCGCAGGCGCGAAGCATTCTTGAGACACAAATTAACGAAGCCCGTAAACGGAAAGGATAATCGATGGCTGGTTTCTTTGATGACATGTTTGAGGACACAGAACCATCACAACAAGTGACTGGTGATAACCTCCCGGACACCGAATCGGATCCGGATATTCCAGGCGAAGGTTCTGAACTGATTGAAGAGGAAGATATTGATGCTGAAATCGAAACCGATGGTGTTAACGTTGGTAATATTGTTGATCCTGTGGAGGACAATCACCTTCCCAATCTGGATCACGGCCTGCTTAGTGATTCTGGTGTGCGCCACCGTTATCAAGGTCATGCAGTTTTTAATAACCTTGTGCGGATGGACTGGCTCAAAGCAATCAAGCTAGACCCTGACTCATTCGATGCGGTTCTGTATCGCGCAATACCTTACAGAGACAAAAATGCACCTGAAACGGCATCTGAAATAATAGAACCGAACCAACGCATATATGACTATCAGGATCCAGAACTGATAACGGCCCTCGACTGCCCGGATGAGATGGACGCCTTCTACGCGCTATACGACGGCAGTGATAATACAGGGATTAGCGACAGTGCTTTAATCCTTCGGTTAGCCGCCGTTAATGTGCCAGTGGGTTCTATGCTCGAATGGCTGGAACAGCTGTCAGACGGCACAACCATTCGCCGCTTCTGGTACATCCATAAAATATTCAATTACGGCACTGCCAGGGTAGGCAGTTTGTTTTATTGCGTGCCTTCACGCGCCTTTGAAGGGAATTTCATCGGTGATTCTGAATAATCAGGAATGGCTACTGGCCATCTTTAAGAAAAAAGGTCTTACTCCAACCGGTAAGCTGGAATTTGCCACTATTGATGGCATTGATTCGGCGCTCGCACAGGCTTTAAACGAAGCGTTCGACTCACAAGTTGTCAGCTTTAATGATCGCATTAACCAGTCGTTCCGGGAGTTCCTGAAACGCACACCAAGAGATCGCATAACGCTCGGCACTTTTAGTGATGTGAAGGAGTGGTTGTCGTCATTTGAAGCCGATCGCGCCGGGCGCAAAGATACAGCCTCTGCTGGCCCGGTAAATAAGCTGGCAATGCCGCTTGTGAATCTGTCTCGTTCTCCCGCGTTTTCAATTTATGAAGGTGAACTGTGCCGGGATAATTACGATGAAGGGCATGTCACCAATGAAAATGATGAGATTGAAGCCCTGGTATCTACTATCCCTTTCTCACTGGAATATTCGCTATGGATAGCCAGTGACGAGAAGGAATCTCTTGGGATGGTTACAACTGCATTAGCATTCTGGCTACGAATGTATGCCAGCCTCGGGCAGGCATCTTTCACTCACATTGCCAATGTCGGCGGTTATGAGATACCGGTTACCTGTTACATAGAAGGGCAAAAATCAATCGCATTTCAGGATCTGACCACCGGCACCGCCGACAACAGGCTGTTCGCGGTTGGATTGAACCTCACCGTTGTGGCGGAACTTCCTATCCTGGCTTATATGCAGCAAACCACCGGCACCATAACGGTAAAAGCGAAAATTCTGGAGGAATGAGATGGCCACAAAGACCACCACAGCCCCGGAAACTGATTCAAAACGCACTCAGCTATTCCTGCAATCTGTTTCAATTGGGCAGAACGAAATCCCTCGCGAAATGATCGTAGGATGTACCTATGTCGAACCTGGGGAGCTATCTGGTCCCCAGCTTATGCTCATGGTCAGGGATTCAACGGCTTACGTGGTCAATAAGCTGGGGGTGAAATTTGGGACAATAATGACAGTTTCACTTGGTGATCCGGAAGGTCATGGCGGCATCCTCTTCTCGGAAGAGTTCTTTGTTCTTAAAGCGCCGCGCAAGGACGATACTGTACTGATTTACGCGTTTAGTAACCCGGTGCGGTTATTAAAAGTTCCGTCCACCAGCGCACAGTATTTTGTTGATAAGCCACCATCAGCCGTAGTTTCCTCTCTTGCCCCTGGTCTGAAGGTAAATGCTGACTCATTCAGAAAAACATCCACATACCACCTAAATGTTGGAGAAAAACCGACCAAGGTATTGCAGGAGATAGCCCGGGATACCGGTTCTATGTGCTGGGCATCCAGGGGGACGATCAATTTTAAAAGTATGGAAAAAATGGCAAACGCCGCTCCATCGCTTACTTATGAGTCCGCCAATCCCAACACATCCGGATTTACAATTAGTCAGTTCAACATCCTGAATGCCGATTATGAATACCAGCGCCGCCACAATTACAGAATGGCCAGTTATGACATGACCAAAGGTGTGGTTTACTCAGGTAACCAGGAAGACCCCATTAAATTTACGAGCAATCCCGATCCTACCGCGCTGGCGAACTACAACAAATTCATTCTCCCCCGCCTCGATATGCTGGTGGAAGGAAATGCCGCGCTAACTCCGGGTACGACGCTGAAAATTGTCGTGCATAACACGGCAGGTGACGGAGAACTCGATGAATCTATCCCTGACAAAATGATAGTGATGTCCGTGACTCATTTCGAAGACCGCTTTCGTTTTGTCAGCCGTGCACAGTTAGGAGTGGTGAATGGGTAGTTTGACAGGGAAGTATCGGGCTGTAGTGGTAAGCGTCGATGACCCTAAAGGTCTGATGCGTACGCAAATACGCGTTGTCGGCATGATGGATGGGCTACCAGATGCCTCATTGCCGTGGGCAGAAGCCATATTGTCCAATGCAAACACATTTTCACCATTTCTGCCCGGCGATAAAGTATGGGTAGAATTCCCCTACAATGGAGATTCGCGATGGCCATTGATAATCGGTTATGCACAGGATGCATCCGGTGGCGCTCCCAATGTGCCGCCTGAAGCGTCAGGACAAGGTGAAGGCTATGTACCGCCTGAAGTCGAAGGTGCACCAGCACAACCATCAACCAGCGCCAAAAAAGACTTTATTTCGTCGCGGAACGGACTAATGGAGGTCCGGACGGCGGGCGGAGCCTGGGCCGTTACGCACTTGAAAAGTGGAACAACAATCGGGTTCAACGAGGCCGGGGAGTTATATGCCATTTCTCAAGGTCCGGCATTCATCTCTTCCGCAGGAAATCTCGATATAAAGTCAGGCGCGGATGTCGCCCTGAAGGCGGGGGGAAGTATGGCGATAGAGGCCAGCGGGAATCTATCCATAAAAGCCGCTCAAGTCTCTGTTAACAAGGCTTAAGAAAAGCCCGGCGTTCGGGCTTTTCTGTTATGACGGGTTCAATTTTTTATCCGTTACCGCACGACGGTTTCTGCGTGACAAACGTCTCAAGCATCTTTTCCGCAATTGCCGACCAGGTGTGACACTGGACCTTTTCAGCATTTTTCACGCGATCAACGCGAGCAATAACCTCATCCCAATCAATCCGCGACTTGATAACCATATGGTTCACCAAAGCCAGGCGATCTGGCGGAAGACAATCGGGAGGCGTTAATACCAACGCCCCGCACATTGCCGCCTCAAGTACAGTTAATCCAAGGCTTTCGGGATGCGTAACGATAAACACGTCACTCTTACGCAATTCAGCTGCAAATTCGGTTGCTGGTACCGGCGTCCGTCTGTATGGGGTTACCGATATATTCCCCGGATCAATGGTAATCAATCCGTCATCGGTCAACGTTCTGGCCTCATACGGAACGGTCAGACGCTGAAGGTTCATAAGGATACTTAAGGAGTGATCAAACCCACTAACATCAAATGCAGCGTGGTCTACAAAAATACGCAGAACATCGTCTGTTTTGGTTTCCAGATGGAACAGATCCTGATTCGCTGCCCATCCAACATGTTTGTTAAAGCGATTATGACGCTCTAACCTGCCGGGATTATCCAGGTACCGCCAGGTATCATCGCGGACAGTAAAAGTAATATCGACTGGTGCCGAATCCAGCATAGAACCGTCGTATACCTGGGCTACCCATCCAGTGAATCGACGACGCAGTTGCACGCCTATTTCCCTGGGCACCGTAGTAAAATACCGCAATCCTGGCGCTAAAATGGCTTTCGCAGAACACGAGGTCGCAGCGGTCAACACAGCTTCAACATAATCCTCCGGGCTTTCGACGCCGGGGGAATATGGACGATGGAATTGCAATGTTACCCCTGCCTCACTAAAGGCGCAGGCCAGGTTGTAAGCCCACATTTCCGTATATGTTTTCACATCACTGATAGCTTCAAATTTTCGCCCAATGATCAGGATGTTCATCGGCTTTTCCTCATTCCATTGCATTAATAATCCTCTTGCCAGTCAGCACCAGCATAGTTATCAAACCGTGAGTATTGGCCGTTAAAAGCCAATCTCACCGTGCCAATTGGGCCATTTCGTTGCTTTCCGATAATTACCTCGGCAATGCCCTTCATTTCGCTATCCGGGTGATAAACTTCGTCGCGATACAGAAACATGATCAGGTCTGCGTCCTGCTCAATTGCTCCTGATTCACGTAAATCTGAATTTACCGGTCGTTTGTCCGCACGCTGTTCAAGCGATCGATTAAGTTGTGACAATGCCACCACCGGTACTTGTAATTCCTTCGCCAAAGCCTTCAGTGAGCGAGAAATCTCGGCAATTTCCAGCGTTCGGTTATCTTGCAGCTCGGGGACGCGCATAAGTTGCAGGTAGTCGATCATAATCATGCTCAAACCACCATTTTCTTTATAAACACGACGAGCGCGGGAACGAAGCTCTGTAGGTGTCAGGGCGCTTGAGTCATCAATAAAAATATTCTGCTTGTCCAACAGAATCCCCATTGCGCCAGAAACCCGCGCCCAATCCTCGTCGTTAAGTTGCCCTGTTCGAATACGAGTCTGATCAACGCGTGCAAGAGAAGCCAGTGAGCGCATCATCAGTTGGTGGCTCGGCATCTCAAGGCTAAAAACCAATACGGGCTTATCGTTACGGACTGCGGCATTTTCGACGAGATTCATCGCAAACGTAGTCTTCCCCATCGATGGGCGGGCGGCGACAATAATGAGATCGGACGCCTGAAGTCCTGCCGTCTTCTTATTGAGATCGGTAAATCCGGTATCAAGCCCCGTTACACCATCATGCGGTCGCTGAAACAACTCTTCTATGCGAGATACCGTTGCATCGAGAATGCTGGCGATATCTTTTGGACCACTACCGCTCTTTTGTCGTTTTTCAGCTATTTCAAAAACGCGGCGCTCGGCCATATCCAGCAATTCATTGCTGCCCCTGCCATCCTGCGCATATCCAGCTTCAGCTATTTCATTTGCGACGGAAATCATTTCACGAACAACCGCGCGTTCACGAACGATATCCGCATAAGCACAAATATTTGCCGCGCTGGGCGTGTTCTTTGACATCTCCGCAAGGTACGCAAAACCACCGGCGCGTTCTAATTTACCGTTCTGTTCAAGTGCTTCAGCAAGTGTTATCAAATCAATCGGTTTGCCATGACTTAATAACCTCTCCATCTCACTGAAAATTTCACGATGAGCACTGGTATAAAAATCATCAGCAACTATACGATCTGCAACTTCATCCCAGCGGCAGTTATCAAGCATTAAGCCACCAAGTACAGCTTGTTCTGCACTAAGGGAATTTGGCATGGATTCAAGAGGGGATGCAGACATTAGCACTCCACCCAGGCGTGCTGAATGTCAGATATAATCGGCATACTCAAATCACTCCTAACGATATGAGTCATCACCAGAAAATCAGGATTAATGCGCCGGACTCTTCCCGGCTGTCACACCGAATCGCCAGGATGGTGAATCCGCAGTCCGACGCTATGAACGGGGCTTGCACATTCCGGCTACCTGGTTTGTTGCCTGAGCTAGGGGAAAGGTTACCCCTTTAACGTCACCAGACCGCTAACGACGCATGTGCCAGACGCCGTGTTACAACCAAATATGGTGGCCCCTACCGGACTTGAACCGGTGACCGTGCGATTATGAGTCGCCAGCTCTAACCACTGAGCTAAAGGGCCGGATTACTGCCAATTTTGCTTACGCTTTTATTTCACCGGAACAAACGGAACAGCGGTATTACTGGTCATATACTGCGGTAATGTACCGTTCCATTTGTTGATCGCTTCCAAGTCCATAACACCGGGGTTCTGGCGCAGAGCTTCACCACGTAAACGAATGGCATCAGCTTCGGCCTGGGCTTTTGTGCGAATAGCATCAGCCTGTCCGGCAGCTTCCGCGCGCAGCATGTTGGCCTCTGCTTCACGTTGTTTGACCTCTTGCTCGCGTTGCAGGGTTTTTTGGTTTGCCGTGACTTTGGCGTTAATACTGTCAATAACTGTTGGCGGGTATTCTGGCTTACCTACATAAGAGAGGCTCATCACCTGAATGCCGATTGGCGTCATTTCTTCCTGAATGTCTTTAAGGGCTGCATCAAGCAATTCAGATTTGCCACCGTCGATAAATTTGTCGGTGGTCATTTTGCTGGCTAATCGGTTCAGAGCATCTGCAACCTTCTGGCGTAGATCGGTATCAGTAATATCATCTACACCTTTGCGATAGGTCTGAAATACCGTTGTGACTTTTGCTGGATCAACCTTGTAGGCTACGCCGATGTGGTAACCAATGGTTGTTCCGTCGCTCATCTGGAAGCTGAACGGCTCATCGTATGTCTTCATTTGCTTAAAGGTCGGGAAGATATAAACTTCAGTATTCAAGCCTGTCCAGTAGCGACCAACGCCAACTACTTCACCGATACCTTTATCATCCCCCAGCTTATTTACTTTGATCCCTACGTTACCTGGCTCTACCCGATCGCATCCGGTCAGACATAAAGAACCCAAAATAATCGCTGCACTAATCAACGTTTTTTTCATTAATTAATTTCCTGGTTTTTTCACGAAAAAAGACTACTGCGAAAGCCGGGTAAATGAGCGCGAGAAGGACTCCCAACAATACAAGTATTGTGCTGTTAGATGAGATCATATTTGGCAAAAGCCAAACATACAGAACCAGTGACACAATCAAACAGAGGACGGCATAAATATATAACCGCACCCATAGCGTTCGACATTTGTTCGGATTGTTCTGCATCCTCTCACTCCATTATTTAACGAATAAAAAAGCTGCGGTGCCGGGTTCCTCCCGGTGTCCTTTGGCTGGTTATCCACCGTGGACGTGGAAACAAGGAGAAATAATGGACAGATATAACCATTTCCCCGCGTGCGCTTAGCCGCATTCACCGCAACGGAAAGAGCATTCTTGGTGGACCTGTAGATTGGGATATGAACCCGTTACAGGAGAATGCTCTTACCTGTTACGTGCTCCGTTTCGTGGAGCTAACGGCGGGTGATCAGACCGCACCAGACTGGACTTATTTCAGCGTTATGCTCATGCCAGAGAATCAAACTGTGATGGTCGGTGCTGAACTCCGACACAGGGTTGTAGCAAGCCCCGCAAAGCGCGCACTACTGTAGTTGCGGCACATCAGCCTGTGCATTCACCACAATGTTGAGAACACTGGTTGTCACGCGGCAACGCAACATTTATTCGTAGATTGGGATATGACCCCGTTACGCCAGTGTTCTCAACGTTGTAGTTGTTATGCGTATTCTCTTACTAACCGCACACCAATACATTTCCCATCACGTTCATTTGTCTCGAAACGTGAATACTTAAGTTCGCCGTTAATAATCGCTGTTACAACCCGTATCCCGTTAAACGCCCACATATTTCGCTCCATTTACACACATTACCAGTCGCCGGTTACGGTTCCGGCCAGGCCTCTTCCTCAACGGGGTGTTCTCCATACGGACTACCGTTTATTGGTCGTTCCTGCGGTTTATGTTGTGAAGCCAGATGCTTATCTTCTGGTTGCTTCTAAGATCTGCACTTCATCACAACGGTAAGAGCACTCGATGCATTTAAGCCAGGCCCCATAAGGGAGAATGCTCTTACCTGTTATGTTGGTGCCGATTAACGGGATCGAACCGCTGACCATTCGCTTACAAAGCGACTGCTCTACCAACTGAGCTAAATCGGCAATGTGGTGGGGAGTGATGGAGTCGAACCACCCGAGTCGCAATGACAGTAGATTTACAGTCTACCCCGCTACCCCTACGGACTAACTCCCCTAAAGTGGCGATGGTGGGTGGATTCGAACTACCGACCAGTTGGTTAACAGCCAACTGCTCTACCGCTGAGCTACACCATCACTTGCCGGGTACGTCTCCGGCGAGGGCTTCCACCTCCGTATGCTTTTCGGCGCACCGCGCCCTGGCTGCAATTCGGTAACAGGGGATGCATAACCCTGGCTTCCAGCGTGATTAGCGCCTTCAGCATGACGGGATATACCCGTAAATTCGTGGAACTGTACCCAAAGTGCTGTTAAGCACCGCTGTTACGCTGAAAAGAAAACGCAACAGGAAAGGACGCTGACCAACAGATGGCCCCTTCTCGTTCATCTGGTTAATCACACCAGCGCCCTTACCTGTTGTGCCTCCCCGTTCCCTAATACACAGACGGGGACACTCTGCGGTCGATTTTTTGACGGGGGACGACTCATACCCCATGGCATCTGGCTTCTTAGGCCGCTACCATCATCAGATCATCGTTTGCATTTACTTTAATGGTCAGTTTCTAAACCGCCGCAAAGTCGCTAACCATGACGAAAACCCTGAAAAAAACGCCCACCCGAAGATGGGCAAACTGGACGCTCGTAACGCACTTCGGCGTTGCCACTTAGGCGCATGGTCAACCTGGCAACTCGGTGGTTTGTCTGGGAGGACTAGGCCCAGCCATGCTTACCGCCGCGCCTGTCGCGGCTAACAGCTAAATCGCTCTATAAATCACGATTCATTGAGGTGATATTACACTAATAAATTTATTAGAGCAATATACCCAAAACGTCATGAGCTACACCTCGAGTGTCCCCCTTACAAGACACAGAACGTCTGGCAAAAAGAGGTTCCACTCTGAAGCCACTGTCATGATAAAGCTCTCTGATGTTTGGCGCGCCACTGTTAGTAATGAGAACCTTTGCACCTCGACGATGAGCATCCGTCAACAGAGACACCAGGCGTTTTTGCTCTTCAAACTTAAAGTCATGACCGGAATAGTTCGTGAATCCCTCTGTATTTGGAAGCGGTTCATACGGCGGATCGCAAAAGATGACATCTCCTTCTCCGGCAGCTTCAATCACCGCTGCAAAATCACCGCATACAAACTCAGACCGCCCTTCCGCACCGAGGAAGGCTTCCATCTCCTGTAATGGGAAATACGGAGTTTTATACTTCCCATAACCGACATTGAACTCACCGGCCTGGTTGTAACGCGTCAATCCGTTAAAACAATGTCGGTTCAGGAACAAAAACGCCGCTGCGCGATGTAAATCATCATAGACTTGTTTGTTAAACGCATTCCGTACTGCCAGGTATCCTTCCTGTGTGTTGTAGTCCTGGAAGAAACGATGTGCCAGAGTGATAAGTGAATGCGCCTCGCGTTGCAGAGTCTTGTAAAAGTTAATCAGGTCAGCATTCACATCATTTAGCAGATTTTCCTGGTATCCGGCATTCATGAAGACAGCTCCGCCACCAACGAAAGGTTCAATCAGGCGCTTCCCTTCTGGCAAATAGCGAAAGATTTGTTCCAGAACACCAAATTTTCCACCAGCCCATTTGAATATGGACCGTTCGAATTCTGCCGCTGGTTTAACTTTTCGCTCTTTTGTTTCACTTCCTTCTTTCTGCCGACATACGGCCTTAGTAATCCGATCGCCAATCCAGCGCATTACTGGTATTGCCATACTATTGCCGATCGCTTTGTAACGCGGTCCGTCAGCTGCAAGCATTGCGGCCTCTTCTTCGCTTAAATCTGGATAGTGATTGTGCAGATATGCCAGTTCATCTGAATTAACTTTTTTACGCTTTTCCGTAGGGATCAACGTATGCCAATCAGGAAAACCTTGCAGCCTTTCACATTCGACAGGGGTAAGACGGCGCATTCTACCGTCGCCGAGCAATACAATTGGTGCTTCATGGTTACATGTCAAAGTTGGTGCCGAATTATCGGTTTTTATCTCAGCCCCTCCTTGCCCATGTGCCATGGCAATTATGTTTGTATCATCGCAAGTTCTGATAGCGATGTTTGAAGTATATCTGGTAGTTTCCTTCCCCTCGCCTCTGCTCGGCGCAATATTCCGGCGCACGCCTTCGAACTCAAAAAGTACCGTTGCGGGATCGAGATCTGTTCGAGCACTTGCGACAACAAACACGCGTCGGCGTCGTTGTGCCACTCCGAAGTATTGGGCATCAAGGATTCTCCAGGCCACTTTTCGCTGCGGTCCATAAATACAACCACACTGCGGCCACTTTGGAACATGGCAACCGGTTTTGCCATCCCACCGCCAGAACGCGTTGCTTTTTCCTGATTCAGGTCGATCACCTGGTTCAAATGGCACATCTTCTCCAGCCAATCCGGCAAGGAAACATCCGAAGGCGTTATCTGCCGATGACAAGACTCCTGGGACATTTTCCCAGACGATAACGGCTGGTTTGAGAAATGACTCAGCCCGTTTGTCGTCAATTGCATTTGCAAGCTCCACATACTTTAAAGTTAGCGCGCCACGCTCATCATCAAGCCCACCACGTAATCCCGCGATACTGAATGCCTGACAGTTATGGACCACCGCACCATTGAGGATATAGGAATGATCACCTTCGACTTCTATGTTGTATACAGTATCTAGGCCTACCGATTTAAACTCTTTGACTGTTCGTAAAAGCATTCCATGAGCCAATCTTGATTTACGTGACAATTTCTGCGGGCAGATTGTTACCTGATAATAATTCCGTTGATTTACCACGCGATCCTCGATCACTTTTTTGGGCTCAACTTCAATAAAGCTGACCGAAGAAACATAACCACAAGTCTGTGACAACCCCGCAACGCCCCAAGCAAGCGCAGAACTAACACTATTAATTCTAAATCCCGCTTTACCACTTGGTGTCCCATCAGTATCAAGATAGCCTTGTAAAAACACATGACGCAATGGATGCGACATCACCCATGCAGGGATACGCTTAGCATGGCTTAACTCGCCAAAATGTTCATTAAGCCAATTGGCATAACACGTATCATTCAAGGTTACTTTGATGCTCCCTCGGATTTCGCTTGCCACGGAAAATATGTTTTCTGGTATGCGGCAATGAAACTTTCTCAATTTCTGGCAATTTATGCCAAAAACAACCGCCTTCTTAGATTTACCTCTCCATCTCCTAATATATCCATCGCCAACATAAGCGCCCGCAAGATACATAGCCTGTTCTTCAGACAAGAACCGAGAACAAATATCTGGAAATGCAATATTGAAATTAGTTAGAGCGCACCATTGATATCCCGGCATATCACATGCTGCTCGCCATTCCGGTTCAGACAACAACTCTCTCTTAAAATATGTGCCATTTTTCCGGGTGTTTTGGGCTTTCCACCGAACAGCCAGGAAGGGATGGTCATTGGTTGTTCTTATACCTAAAGGCTGCCCAACGGCATTAAGTAACCCCGTATTAGCTATTTTTGAACCAACTCTTTTTACTTGTTGTAACCGCCCGAGATGACTGACTACGTAATCACCAGGGCAAACATTTTCTATTGGTTTATAGCCATTTTTACAAAGAACCATATGCCCCGCGGTAAAACATGGTGTTCCCCCGACGAGCACGTCAGGGGATTCGATTTCCCCAGCCAAGACTTTTTTGGCAAGTTTTTTCATGTCGCCAAGGTTGGCAACATGGGGCCAGCGGAGCGCAAGAACGGCCGATGGAAAAGGCTCGATTTCAGCAAACCACGCCGGACGCATACCCAACGGTTCCCAGGCAATACTCGCGGCTTCAATTCCACTGCAAACAGATCCATAGCACAGCTCTTTCACTGCTTAGCCTCTCCGCCAAGGGCATTTACCAGAGCATCAACCAGGCACGAAATTTCACTGGTCAACAGGAAGAAATCTGCGTCCAGTCGCTGCGCAACATCTTCACTATCAATATCAGAGTTCTGCTCAAGCAATTCATCCGCAAATTTGACGCTGGTAAGGCTGAAGTTATGGTCCAGTGTAAATTTAATGCGGTTCTGCCAGTCGAGTGCCAACTTAGTGACGAGCTTGCCAGCTTCCAGGTGTGTGGAAATTTCATCGCTTCCCAAATCCTGCTTTTTCACTCGGGCAATACCGCCATCCTCAAGCACTGCCTTAAGTTCTGCCGCATCCCCCATTTGAAATCCCTGTGGAGCACTACCATCACGTACCCAGTCGGTCAGCGTTAATTCAATGGGATTTTCAACACTCAGGGGAACAGCAGGAAGAGAACCCAGAGACTTACGCATAAGCGCGAGCATATCCTCTGCCTGCCGCGCGCTGGCATTGATATAGATACGTTTAGTTGAACCGTCGTAGATCGCCTGGATAACAGAAAACTTTGAAAAAGCCCGTGGCAGAAGAGAATGCAGAACTTCGTCTTTCAGGGAGTCCTTCTCTGTTTTCTTCAGTTTACGCGCTTGTTCTTGCTCAAGTTTTTCAATTTTTTCTTGAATAGCTCGCTGGATAACCGGCGGGGGAAGAATTTTTGTTTCGCGCTTTGCTTCAACAAGGATAAAACCATTTCCATGCATAGCGATAACTTCAGAATTATCACCAAATGGCGATACAAAACCGAACTTGGCCATATCCTGACTACCGCATGGCGTGAAAAGGATCATTTTCTTTTTATCTTCTAAGTCGGTCAGATCCGCCTCACGAGAAAGTTTATAAATAGTAATGTTTTTCCAGTGCTTAAACATGTTGTAACCCTTGAATATCAACCACAGAAAGCTCGTCTTTGTAGAAAAAGGCCAGGTTGTGGCACCCCCTCGTTTGAGCGTATGAGCTGGGACCAATTTCGTTCTTCCAGACAAATGGCTTCAAATCCGTACGGCGAAGCATAAAAACGCGATTTATTCCGCTCTGATTCCCAATGAGGCAAAAGCCTTCTTTCACCTTGATAGCCTGCAAGTTGTCGAGTTCACCGCTGGTTACACGGCTATCGAACTCTTTGCGGCTTATTAGCTCCATCTGCATCTGACGACTCCAAACAAATGCCCATTGAAGGGCGATGGCTGAATGGTACCGAAAATACGACATAAAAAACAATATTTATTAGAGCAATTTTGCGATAAGTAAACGCCATACAGACCACAAATAACCTAAGTTAAAATAACGAAAATCAGAGCAAATAATTGGTGATGGCGTGGCAAGCATTGCAACAAAAGACAGCATTTGTTCGGGGCACGGAGGATTCCCATCCAGGCCTCCTGTAGAGAGTGAACCACTACTTAAAGTCAACGGAGTCGAAGTGTTAGTTGATGGTAAGCAATATGCACAGCATACCGATGGAAACAGTACGCACGGTGGGCAAGCTATATCAACCAGGGCATGGTTTACCGTCAATGGTAAAGGGATCGTATGCGTTGGTGACCCTGTTTCATGCGGATCTACCGTAGCGTCCGGAGACGGCCTGGTTCAGGTAAGTTAGGAGATATCATGCTGGAAAAAGACTACCAGTTATCCGCATATAAAAAATTGGCCGCCGCCGGTGGGATGAAAACACCTGGTGCCATAACATCGGCACGAAACAGTGCTAACACAGCAAAACTGCTTGCAGAAGAATTGACCGGATTAATTCTGGATACAATTGTCTATCCCGACACTATTACCAGCTATGTTTCAACGATCAGAACAACCACAACCGGCTTAACGAACATTGGAGAACTGGCAACTAAGCACGCGGACCTGTTGGCTGGTTATGCAGATCTGTCAATGCTGCTTCAACTCGATATTGGTTGGGATGTTTACTGCCGTGCTAATGAGCGAGAAGTTTCAGAACTGCCGATCTCTATTGCCATTGGTGATGTGAATATTACTAAATCGCTTGAGGACGCTGTTAACGCGCTTAATACATCAAGTTTAGTCGCTGCAATGGGGGAGATTAACCAGGCCCTTAACACTGGCTCAGAAAGCTCGTCAGGCTCTGGTTCAGGCGGCGGCACTGCCACTCCCCCACCAGCACTAACAGAAGAGCAAATTGAATCTCTGAAAGTAGCAACTGAACAGTTTGGGGTTGTTTTCAACCAGACAACAGCACCCACAACTGCGTTACAACAGCAGTATGAACGAGCGAATGAAAGCGCCAACGTAGCCATAACTGCTTATAACCATGCTATCGGTACCGCGCTTGCGGAAGCATCAGCAAATAAGGCCAGCACAGCCAGCGCAGTCGCCGCTTTGGTTCCTGATTCTGTTCTTGATGAATTAAACAAAGCGGCACGGTAACAAAGGACTTCATTGATAATTTTTCTTCAGGAGGAAGACATGTCATTCTTTTCTACGTTAAAAACAGCTTTGTCTTTGAAGGAGAAACTTGCTGCTACTGGTGTTCTTGTTCTGATTTGCGCACTTGTTGGTGCTGGGTTTGCATGGGAACGTCATCAGCTAAAGCAAGCCATGGAGAAAATTGGCAGTCTTGATCAGGCTGTTAAGGAACGTGATAAGTCAATAATGGATCTTAACCAGACCATTGAGACGATGAACAAAGCAGAGCAACATTTTCACAGCCAGGAAGTGAAAAATGAATCAGAACAAGCCAAATATGCTGACAGGCAAATGGAACGAAAAGCTGAAGTTCAGAAACAACTGGTTGCGGCGGGTAATGTTCGCCAGCGCATTCCTGCTGACACTCAGCGGTTGCTCCGGGAGTCGATCAGCGAATTTAACGCCGACGCCGACAAAGGTTAACCACCCTGCCCCCAAAAGTGCGTTTATGTGCAGGATGCCAGAGTTTAGCAGTGAATATTTTGATGATCTGCCAGCGTATATCCTCGATACAGAAACGATGCTGATGGGGATTAACAGGAAGAATCGCAACGTTAATGATTACAACCGCGCTATCAGCGGTAACTAAAAGGGATTTTTATGTCTGATAAAGTAACAGTAAAGCAAACTATCAACAAAGCGACTTCAATCTACAAAATTGAGCACATCACTGTTGGCAAGCCAGGATCTGAACAATACCGTCATGCTTTCGAGCTTGCCGATCAGCTTGGTTTAAAACACCCGGATTGCATCGAGCATGTATTTCCGACCTATGCTGATGAGCAATGTACTCATGTTCTTACCGAAGAGGATTTTTTCAGCACTGAAGAACGAGAAGGCGTTGATCGCTGCATTGGTGTGATTTGCTCTTCAGTGAGTTATGAGTTATTCCCTAATGTCCATGAAAATGGTGGTATTGGATACCAATTCCTGTACGAAGGCGATGAGCTTAAATGTTATGAACATGGTCTTCTTATCGAAAGCGTAGAATAATACCCTTCCTTCCAACCGGCTATGTTGGCCGGTTTATTCAACTTATCCACAGCATAGATCCAATAAACAGATCCTAAAGAGAACCCAGGAAGATCCAAAGAAGATCCCGGATCGCTGTAAGCCGCGCCATTTCTGGCCTGAAATGGGATCAACATTGACTATACGCGATTTTATGTTGACTGTGCACGATTTATTGTTGACTGCACGCGATTTATTGTTGACTATATGCGACAGAAACATTGACTGTACGCGATTTTAGAGCCTGACTATTCACAGTTGTTGATAACTGCAATCCAGATGACGCCAGGCCGCGCCACATATGGAGAAACCACGATGCTGGAAGAAAATAAAGGCTTCCTTAGCGTTGAAGAAGTTGCAGGAAATACAGGAGAAATCCACAGCCTGAAACCCAATAACAATAGCACTATACAACCCATTGCTTTGTTGCGCTTAGGTGTGTTTGTGCCAACCTTAAAATCTACCAATGTGGCACTACGTCGCGGATCGTCAGTTACTACAAACACAACGAACGCAACCGAAGAACTATCAAGCCTCAAAATTGTTGAGCAGGAAGGCTATGAGGGAATTGAAATTCATGGTCCACGCCTGGATATGGATACTGATTTTAAGGTGTGGGTGGGCATAACCTCCGCGTTGTTTGACTACGCACCTGATGATGACGGCATAATCACCCTGCCATTCTCCGAGTTTGCCGATCGATGCGGCTATCCACGTAAGCGCCTTTCAAAGGCGTTCCGTAAAAGTATTGATGACTCTCTGACACGCATTCAGCAGACAGTTGTCAAATTCCGCTTCCCGGCGGCAAAAGGTCATCTCAATAACATTAACGTCAACTTGTTGGCATATAGCAGCCTGAATACCGAGCTTGATGTTATCGAGATCCAGCCGCAGAAACAGCTATCTGAACTTTACTATGTTGACTATAAGCGAATCCTGAAGCTGAAGATGCTGGATAAGCTCGGGCGCAAAGAGACGGCCAAGGTACTGTATACATTCTTTGAGGCTCTACCCGCCAACCCGGCACCTGTCAGCATTGAGCGCCTTAGAGCAAGGCTTAATCTCAAATCATCCGTTAGCGTGCAAAATAGCGTTATCAGAAAAGCCATGAAAGATTTGGAAGCTATTGAATATCTTAAATTTTCAGAGATAAAAAACGGCAGGAAAATCGGCTTTCAGATCCATAAGCGCAATCCATAATATTGACTATATGCGATAGCGAGAAGTTGACTATAGGCGACATTCGTTGACGCTGGTGGATTTTTGCTGGCGTCAATATTCTGCAAGTCGCTATTGAGATGGCTTTTAGGGTCATTTCATCGCGTATAGTCAACGTTTCTCCCGACAATATCTTACATAGTCGATCTTTGGTGGAGTTAAATCGACTACAGTCAACTTTTGACTGTAGTCACATCGCGCATAGTCAACTATTCACATTAACTTTCGCGCATAGTCAACATTTGCGCGGTTCTCATCAAGCAGTGGTATTGATATGCAAGAAGAGAAACAACACTACCTCTACGTTCTGGTGCCGGAGAACGGAGATACTTTTAAAATCGGCATTTCATGTGGTCCATTGGCACGGTTTAAAGGGCTACAAGTGAGTCCCGATTTTGCGCTTTCACGGGTCTATCGTGGTACGCGTTTGGCAATGGTTAATCTTGAGCGGGCTTTACACGCAACCTTTTTCCCCTGGAATGCGCCGTGGGAGAAAAGCGCCGGTGGCGGGCATACTGAATGGTTTACACGAGAGTGTCTTGATAAGGTTTTGGCTCATATCGAATATCTAAATGATATGTGGGGAGGGATTCTCGAGCGCATTAAGTAGAATGATTTACTTCAGCGTCCAGTAGATGCTGCTCGCTCTTTCGAAAAAGAACTGGATGTTACTTCTATCGTGACTTTCAAAGATGACGCAGGAATGAGGGACGTGGCTTATGTCTCCATATCTGGCTATGAACCGGACGCGATCCGCGCTCAATGTGAATTGCTGAAAGCAATGTTTATGCTTCGGACTAAATATCCCTGGGAGACAGGGCGGGTGTGCTTCCCTATGGAAGAGTTAACCGCCACCATTGATTCTCAGCTTTACCACGATAATCCAGAGAAGTTTTTTAGCCTTTTAGCCGGTAATGGGCTTAACTGTGTGTCCGGGCTGGGGCGAAGTAGAATCCAACATGCCTCGCTCTTCGGTCCCTTCTTTTACGATCGACACGGGTACTTTGAGGCTGAACTTCCGGCGCTTACGCGTGCTATAGATACTATCGATTTCGAACGATTATTCGCTGCTCTTAGCAAATAACACTGATGCCCCTGAACGGGGCTTTTTTGTGCCTTTCTTGTAACTCTCAATCGTGCAAAATGAACAAAACATGCAGAGAATGCCATGTACAAGCATCTACGCATACATTATTATTTTATGCAGCATTTTTAATTAAATTCAAAAATACAGCATAAAGGATGACTTTCGATGAGTGATTCCAGCCAGCTTCACAAGGTTGCTCAAAGAGCAAACAGAATGCTCAATGTTCTGACTGAACAAGTACAGTTGCAAAAGGATGAGCTACACGCGAACGAGTTTTACCAGGTCTATGCGAAAGCGGCACTGGCAAAATTGCCTCTACTGACTCGAGCGAACGTTGACTATGCCGTAAGTGAAATGGAAGAAAAGGGTTATGTTTTCGATAAACGCCCTGCTGGCTCTTCAATGAAATATGCGATGTCAATTCAGAACATCATTGACATATATGAACATCGCGGAGTGCCAAAATACCGGGATCGCTACAGCGAAGCGTATGTGATTTTCATCTCCAATCTTAAAGGCGGTGTGTCAAAAACTGTATCGACGGTTTCTCTGGCGCATGCAATGCGTGCTCACCCTCATCTTCTGATGGAAGATTTAAGGATTCTGGTTATTGACCTTGATCCGCAATCTTCAGCAACGATGTTTTTAAGCCATAAACACTCTATTGGTATCGTAAACGCAACATCTGCACAGGCTATGTTGCAGAATGTAAGCCGTGAAGAGCTGTTAGAGGAGTTTATTGTTCCTTCTGTTGTACCTGGGGTTGACGTTATGCCTGCGTCGATTGACGATGCCTTTATTGCATCCGATTGGAGAGAGCTGTGCAATGAGCATCTACCGGGTCAGAACATCCATGCTGTCCTGAAAGAAAATGTGATTGATAAGCTGAAGAGCGATTATGACTTTATCCTCGTTGATAGTGGTCCTCACCTTGACGCCTTCCTGAAAAATGCTTTGGCCTCGGCCAATATACTGTTTACACCTCTGCCGCCAGCAACTGTCGATTTCCACTCATCGCTTAAATACGTTGCCCGCCTTCCTGAGTTGGTGAAACTCATTTCGGATGAAGGCTGCGAGTGCCAGCTTGCGACTAACATTGGTTTTATGTCCAAGTTGAGTAACAAGGCAGATCATAAGTATTGCCATAGCCTGGCTAAAGAAGTGTTCGGTGGGGATATGCTCGATGTCGTCCTCCCTCGCCTTGACGGTTTTGAACGTTGCGGCGAGTCTTTTGACACTGTTATTTCAGCTAACCCGGCAACGTATGTTGGTAGTGCTGATGCATTGAAGAACGCGCGAATTGCCGCGGAAGATTTTGCTAAAGCAGTTTTTGACCGTATTGAATTTATCAGATCTAACTGAGGAGTAAGAAACCCCCATGTCAAAGAAAAACAGACCAACAATTGGGCGAACCCTTAATCCTTCAATATTAAGCGGATTTGATAGTTCTTCAGCCTCTGGCGATCGAGTCGAGCAGGTATTCAAGTTATCAACTGGTCGCCAGGCCACATTTATTGAAGAGGTAATACCTCCGAACCAGGTAGAAAGCGATACCTTTGTTGATCAGCATAACAACGGGCGTGACCAGGCATCTCTTACGCCAAAATCATTAAAAAGTATCCGAAGCACTATTAAGCATCAGCAATTTTACCCTGCAATAGGTGTTAGACGGGGTACAGGGAAAATTGAAATTTTGGATGGTTCCCGGCGTCGAGCTTCTGCCATCTTAGAGAACGTAGGGTTGCGGGTTTTAGTCACGGACCAGGAGATCAGCGTTCAGGAAGCGCAAAATTTAGCGAAAGACGTTCAGACAGCATTGCAGCACAGCATTCGAGAAATAGGTCTGCGTTTGATGCGAATGAAAAATGATGGGATGAGTCAGAAGGATATTGCAGCCAAAGAAGGGCTGTCTCAGGCTAAGGTCACGCGTGCTCTCCAGGCAGCGAGTGCTCCGGAAGAATTAGTCGCCCTTTTCCCTGTGCAGTCGGAATTAACCTTTTCGGACTACAAAACGCTTTGTGCTGTTGGCGACGAAATGGGGAACAAGAATTTAGAGTTTGATCAGCTTATTCAAAACATATCCCCGGAAATAAACGACATCTTATCCATTGAAGAAATGGCCGAAGATGAAGTTAAAAATAAAATCCTGCGCTTGATAACAAAGGAAGCCTCACTACTCACGGATAAAGGTTCTAAAGATAAGTCCGTAGTTACTGAATTATGGAAATTTGAGGACAAGGATCGCTTTGCAAGGAAGCGCGTGAAAGGCCGTGCATTTTCTTATGAGTTTAATCGACTTTCAAAAGAGCTACAGGAAGAACTCGACAGGATGATTGGGCATATCCTTAGAAAGAGCCTCGATAAAAAGCCGAAGCCTTAAACTTTCGCCATTCAAATTTCACTATTAACCTACTGTTTTTAAAGTAAATCCATCTAAAATTTCAAGGTGAAATCGCCACGATTTCACCTTGGATTTTACCTTCCTCCCCTACTCCCGAAAAAATAAAAAAATTGCTTGTCACGAGAAAGTCAACAAGTGACTTTCAATAAAATCTCTTCCGAAAAGGGATTCACACAAGTGCCTTGTGTTTAAGGAAGAGTAAATTGAGTAACTTACGCGAATACCAGAATCGTATTGCAGATATCGCAAAACGCTCTAAAGCTGTGCTTGGCTGGGCAAGCACTGCGCAGTTCGGTACTGATAACCAATTCATTAAAGATGATGCCGCGCGTGCCGCATCTATCCTTGAAGCTGCACGTAAAGACCCGGTTTTTGCGGGTATCTCTGATAATGCCACCGCTCAAATCGCTACAGCGTGGGCAAGTGCACTGGCTGACTACGCCGCAGCACATAAATCTATGCCGCGTCCGGAAATTCTGGCCTCCTGCCACCAGACGCTGGAAAACTGCCTGATTGAGTCCACCCGCAATAGCATGGATGCCACTAATAAAGCGATGCTGGAATCCGTCGCAGCAGAGATGATGAGCGTTTCTGACGGTGTTATGCGTCTGCCTTTATTCCTCGCGATGATCCTGCCTGTTCAGTTGGGGGCAGCTACCGCTGATGCGTGTACCTTCATTCCGGTTACGCGTGACCAGTCCGACATCTATGAAGTCTTTAACGTGGCAGGTTCCTCTTTTGGTTCTTATGCTGCTGGTGATGTTCTGGACATGCAATCCGTTGGTGTGTACAGCCAGTTACGTCGCCGCTATGTGCTGGTGGCAAGCTCCGATGGCACCAGCAAAACCGCAACCTTCAAGATGGAAGACTTCGAAGGCCAGAATGTACCAATCCGAAAAGGTCGCACTAACATCTACGTTAACCGTATTAAGTCTGTTGTTGATAACGGTTCCGGCAGCCTACTTCACTCGTTTACTAATGCTGCTGGTGAGCAAATCACTGTTACCTGCTCTCTGAACTACAACATTGGTCAGATTGCCCTGTCGTTCTCCAAAGCGCCGGATAAAGGCACTGAGATCGCAATTGAGACGGAAATCAATATTGAAGCCGCACCTGAGCTGATCCCGCTGATCAACCACGAAATGAAGAAATACACCCTGTTCCCAAGTCAGTTCGTTATCGCGGCTGAGCACACGGTACAGGCGGCGTATGAAGCACAGCGTGAATTTGGTCTGGACCTGGGTTCCCTACAGTTCCGCACCCTGAAGGAATACCTGTCTCATGAACAGGATATGCTGCGTCTTCGCATCATGATCTGGCGTACTCTTGCGACCGACACCTTTGACATCGCTCTGCCGGTTAACCAGTCCTTTAATGTATGGGCAACCATCATTCGTGGCAAATTCCAGACTGTATATCGCGACATTATTGAGCGCGTTAAATCTTCTGGTGCGATGGGGATGTTTGCTGGTGCTGATGCAGCATCTTTCTTCAAACAGTTGCCGAAGGATTTCTTCCAGCCAGCCGAAGACTATATCCAGACTCCGTATGTTCACTACATCGGTACCCTGTTCGGTAACGTGAAAGTGTACGAAGTACCTGCTGGTATTTGTAAGAACTTAACGACAGAGAACATTCAGTTCAGCTCGATGGATGTGCTGTGCTACGTCCGTGATGAAAATCCGGGTAAAGCAGGCTTCGTGACTGGTGATGCTGTCCCGGCTATCCCGTTCCAGCATCCGACCACTCCGGCGCTGGTCAACCGTACCACACTGTGGGGTTCGGCTATCAACGATATGCACCCACGCAACGGCGCTGATTACTTCACTCGTGTAACGCTGACAATGGCCAAAAAAGGCGGGCTTAACTTCATAAGCGGCGACACGATTGATGCCGGTGACTCTGAGTAATCAGGGGAAGTTCTCCGTTTAACATAGCGCCCCCGTGCGGGGCGCATAACAGGGAAAGTTATGTCTCAATATTCAATTCAACAGTCATTAGGTAATGCATCCGGCGTCGCGGTTAGCCCGATCAATGCCGATGCGACGTTATCTACCGGTGTTGCATTAAATAGCAGCTTGTGGGCTGGTATTGGCGTATTTGCGCGTGGCAAGCCGTTTACTGTTCTTGCGGTTACTGAGTCCAATTACAAAGATGTTCTCGGCGAACCGCTGAAGCCGTCTTCCGGCTCACAGTTCGAACCAATTCGCCATGTATACGAAGCTATTCAGCAAACGTCAGGTTATGTTGTTCGTGCTGTTCCGGATGATGCGAAGTTCCCGATTATTATGTTCGATGAATCAGGCGAACCGGCTTACAGTGCGTTGCCATACGGTTCTGAAATTGAACTTGATAGTGGCGAAGCCTTTGCTATCTACGTTGATGATGGTGATCCGTGTATTTCACCTACCCGTGAGTTAACCATCGAAACGGCAACAGCGGACAGCGCGGGTAATGAACGCTTCCTCTTAAAACTGACCCAGACGACTTCGCTCGGCGTGGTAACGACCCTGGAGACACACACTGTGTCTTTGGCGGAAGAAGCGAAAGATGACATGGGCCGCTTGTGTTATCTGCCTACGGCTCTGGAAGCCCGTTCTAAATATCTGCGCGCGGTTGTTAATGAAGAGCTGATTTCGACGGCGAAAGTAACAAATAAAAAATCGCTGGCGTTCACTGGTGGTACCAACGGTGATCAGTCGAAAATCTCAACCGCTGCGTACCTGCGTGCGGTTAAGGTGCTGAACAATGCGCCGTACATGTACACCGCTGTTCTCGGCCTGGGTTGCTATGACAATGCGGCGATCACCGCGTTAGGTAATATCTGTTCTGATCGCCTGATTGATGGCTTCTTTGATGTCAAACCGACATTGACGTATACGGAAGCGCTCTCTGCTGTTGAAGATACCGGTTTACTTGGTACCGATTATGTAAGCTGTGCTGTCTATCACTACCCGTTCTCCTGCAAAGACAAATGGACCCAATCCCGTGTGGTCTTTGGTCTGTCTGGCGTGGCGTATGCGGCGAAAGCTCGTGGCGTCAAGAAAAACTCTGATGTCGGCGGTTGGCATTACTCACCGGCTGGTGAAGAACGTGCCGTCATTGCTCGTGCGTCAATTCAACCGCTGTATCCGGAAGATACCCCGGACGAAGAAGCAATGGTCAAGGGCCGTCTCAATAAAGTATCTGTTGGCACCTCTGGCCAGATGATCATCGACGATGCTTTAACTTGCTGCACGCAGGATAACTATCTGCACTTCCAGCACGTCCCATCCCTGATGAATGCAATCAGCCGTTTCTTTGTCCAGTTAGCCCGACAGATGAAGCATAGCCCGGACGGTATTACTGCGGCTGGCCTGACTAAAGGGATGACCAAACTTTTAGATCGCTTTGTCGCCTCCGGCGCTCTGGTGGCTCCTCGTGATCCTGATGCTGACGGTACAGAACCGTATGTGCTGAAAGTTACGCAGGCGGAATTCGATAAATGGGAAGTAGTCTGGGCCTGCTGCCCGACTGGCGTAGCCCGTCGTATCCAGGGCGTACCGCTGCTTATTAAGTAAGGGAATACAATGAGCAAAAACTTTTTTCAATCCGGGGCATTTTTGGGGAATGGACTGTCTCGTTTCGCTTTGAACTCTGATCCTGTGCAGCTGATGGAGTCTGCCCGAGCAAGCGCCGAACAGCCAACAGATCCGGTTATTAATAATAATCCGGAACCGGCGGCACAGACTAACGATAACGTTCCATCTGCCCCGGCTCCTGAGCAAATCCTGGAAGGGAAAGACGGTAAAGAATGGACCGTCGAACAGGCGCACCAGATGATTCTGGAAGCTGCAAATAGAAGTGCTATGCAGAATGCGTTGAGTGATGCGGCCGACGCCGTTTTCGCCTGGGCTGATAGCGGTGATCTGACTTTCGACTCCCTTGATGGTTTCGTTCAGGCTATCGCTGGTATCTCTGATGACGACGACTCCGAAGTTACAGAAGAACAGGACGATGCCTATAACGAAGCATGGGCAAATGTTGCTGACTTCCTCGCAGCATGCGGTGTAGATGATGACCTGATCGAAGCACTGGCTGACGATGAAGACGACGACGCAGCTGCTGATGTTGGTGCCTCTATCGCTGGTTTAGATAGCGACGACCGTGACGAACTGGAAGCGGCGTTTGTTGTTGCTGGCACTTCTGATGAAATGCTGACTGAAGCATTTAAGAAGGTTGTTCGTAACGGTGAGATCAAACTCATCCGTAAACGCCTGCGTAAAAAACGTCTGACTGCGGCTCAAAAATCGGCGCTGAAAAAAGCGCGTCGAAAAGCCCAGACGGGTGCGGCAAAACTTGCCCGCAAAAAGTCAATGAAACTGCGCCGTAAGCGCCTTGGCTAAAGGAGGAGGCCGGGGAACTCCGGCCTTTAACTTGAATGGCTCCTATAGCTTATGGGGTTTACAGCCAGGCTGACGGTGTATCGCCATATCTGAAAGTTACTTTAACGAACTCTCAGTACCAGGTTACCGGATATATCAGCCAGGGAGCGGCAATGAACATGGCCCAGAATTGGGAAGCGCCGTTTACCGGTATGTCCATGGGATCTGTTTCTGGTGCTCTGGGTGGTTTTGTGCAAGTAGGTACTGAAACAACGTCGGTTGCCCGTTGGAATAGCTTAATGGTTTGGGAAGGGGGGACTCCGCCGACGTTCACGCTGCCTGTAACTTTCATTGCTTTGAACAATCCATTCATTGAAGTTTCAGGCGCTATCGCCGCGTTGACAGCCATGATTAGCCCGGAACTAAAAGCGGCCAATGTTGGTGGTCGAATCCCGGAGCGCGTGACGCTAAACATTGGTCGCCGGATCAACATCACCGATGTCGCCATCCAGGACTTAAGTTTTGATCTCGATGCGCCAAGGGACAGTAATGGATATTTCCTGAAAAACACCGTCAACCTCCAGTTGACCGGTTCTTCGATATATAACAGCTCCGATATTGTTCGGGCGTTCCAGTAAAAGGATTTTATATGGGGCACAATAACACTAAGGGAAACCGTAAATTTATTAAGGGCCGCTATACTGCCAACGCGGCCAAAGGCGAACGACTGGTATCTTCTGAATTCCAGCTCACTGTTGCAGGCCATGAAGATATCAGCGTACTGGTTCGCACGTCGCAAATTCCTGAAATGACCCGCGAGGATGTGGAGGACTATGGTCCGAATGGTGTGAAGTTCAACCAGCACGGACCAATTCGAAACTCTGGGGAAATCCAGGTCCAGTGCGTGGAGACTATCGAAGGCGATATTCTTCAGTTCATCAAGGATCGCATTGCGGCGAAGGACTATGTTGATATCACGATGGCTGCTACCCCTGAATCCAAATCTTCCGGGGTTAACGCTGTGACAAAAGCTGCTACAACAATTGAAATGTTGGACTGCAAAATCTACAGTGATGCAATCGACTTTAGTACCGAAGATGTGACTGCCGCTGTGCGCCCGTCACTTCGTATCGTTTACAACTGGATTGAGTGGGATTAAGAGTCACCCCTTGTATTTTAAAGCTCCTACGGGAGCTTTTTTGTGCTTAAATTATGCCGGTATAGCGAAATTTTGAGCATATTATGGAAATTGATTTTTCATACTCTCCTGAAACGATAGAACGAAGATTCGAAATAATTGGATGCAAAACTATTTCAGAGGAGCATTATTGGATTCTCTATGATGCCAATACATGGTTATGTGCCTTAGCAGAATGTCGGCCATCGTTATGTGCAGGGGAGGGAGGACTTCGACATAAGGTGCTGGCTACACTTGAAGTGAACACGTTACGATATTGGTGTGTCGAAATACTTAGGGATAACAAAGAATTACATTTATTATTGCTGAATAAGTGTGCGCCTCTGCGCAGGAAAGCATAAGAAAACCCAACCGCCATACTGGAATTATCAGAAGAATATGTGCGGAAAGTTATAGCTAGCTATTGAAAAGCTAAAGTAGATCGGTTAGATTTACCTTACTCATCTACCATGCGTAGAAAGAGCGATCGAACCCGATACATAGCAATATGTGTCGGGTTCAGCTTTTTTATGTCCCAAGTGCTCTTTTTCTGCTTTGTTTGAGTGTTCTGATTTTACTGTCATAGGTTACAACATAGGCTGTTTTGAGAAGCCAATAGTCTCTACGTGCGGATAGCACAACAACGTAGTTTTCACACTCGTTCCAGATTACCCACTCTTCAGTTGGTCCTCGTCTTTCAGACCAACATGATATATCGCAATGGTCATAATTCCTTATCATATGCGCGATCCAGCGGATCCGCTTACACCGTTCATCGATAGGAATTTAAATCCCAAAAAGATTAAAAAAACACCCCAAAACGGATGTTTATTCAACACTGCCTGCGTGCCATGAGTGCACCGCCGTCAATTA